CGGAGCAGGAGAAGCAGGCAAACGTGCGGCTCAACAGCATCAAAGGCGCGTGGGACTATGACAAGCTGGCCGCGCTGCTCGCCGAGTTCACGCCGGAGGAAGTCGCCGCCGCCAATTTCGACGCCAAAGACCTGCAGGCGCTGTATGCGCGGGAGAAGGATTTGGCGGAGGATGATTTTGACGTGGAGCGGTCGCTGGCTGACCATGAAACGCCAACAACCAGTCCGGGCGACATCATCCTGCTGGGCGAGCACCGCCTGATGTGCGGCGACGCCACCTGCAGGGAGCACGCGGACAAGCTGCTGGACGGGCGGCAGGCGGATATGTTCTTTACCGATCCGCCGTACAACGTGGACTACCACGGCGGCACGGAGGCGAAGCTCTCCATCCTGAACGACCGGATGGAGAACGACGCGTTCTTCAAGTTTCTGCTTGCTGCGTTCACCAACATGACCGCGCACCTGAAAAGCGGGGGCGCGGTTTACGTTTGCCACGCGGACAGCGAGGGCGTGAACTTCCGGCGCGCGTTTCAGGACGCGGGGCTTTCCCTCAAGCAGTGCCTGATCTGGGTCAAGAACGCGCTGGTGCTGGGGCGGCAGGATTACCACTGGCAGCATGAGCCGATCCTCTACGGCTGGAAGCCGGGGGCAAAGCACCACTGGTGCGGCGATCGCAAGCAGTCGACTGTGATCCGCCCGGAGGACGTTGTGTCGGTGGAGAAGGACGGCGACGGGTACCTGCTCTCGCTGAACGCGGGGCTGGACTGTGTACGCATCCGCGTGCCCGCCTATGAGGTGGTGGCGCGCACCGAGGACAGCAGCATCTGGCTGGAGGACAAGCCCACGCGAAGCGCCGAGCATCCCACCATGAAGCCCATCCGGCTGTGCGGGCGGGGCATCCGCAATTCGTCCAGGCGGGGCGATCTGGTGGCGGATTTCTTTGGCGGCAGCGGTTCGACGCTCATGGCCGCCGAGCAGCTGGGCCGCGCGTGCTGCATGATGGAGCTGGACCCCCGCTACTGCGACGTGATCGTGGAGCGGTGGGAAAAGCTGACAGGAGGGAGCGCGCAGCGCCATGGATGAGGAACAATCCCGTTTGCGAAGGAAATACAAAAACGAGATTGTTCGAAAAATGCGGGCTTCCGGCACCTTCCGTCAAGAACATCAGTTCGTGATTGGCATGCTGGCCGACATGTTTGCCGATTACGATGCGATGGTTGCTGCCTGTGAACGGGAGGACGGCCACCTGGTGATGGGCACGTTTGCATCGGGTAGCGACCGGGAGGACGCCGCAGATGTGTTCCTTGCCACGCTGGAAGACATGAAGTGGCCTCAAGGCTAACCGAGGAAGGAGCACGGCAAGATGAGCGAAAGCGAAATTCGAACCGAGCTGCAATACCGAAACGAGATCACCCGACAGATGAAGGCGCTGGGCGTGTACCGCAAGGAATTCAGCCACACTATTACGCTGCTGGGCAGAATGCTGTTCGACTATCAAACCGCGCTGGAGAAGTTTGAGGAATCAGGAGGGAACTTCGTGGTGAAACATACGAACAAGACGGGTGCTGTGAATGCGATCAGAAATCCATACTATCAGGCGATCGAAGGGCTGCGCATCGGCATCCTGACGTATGCGCGCGAGCTGGGGCTTACCCCGTCCGGCCTGAAGAAAATCAACGAAGCCGCCATGAAGCCCGCGCAAAAATCTGCATTGGCGGAGGCGCTCAAGTCGCTGGGTGGGTAAGCTCAAGGGCAAGTATGCCGAAACGGTGCTGCAATACGCGCGGCGCATTGTGGACGGGAGCACCGTTGCCGGGCAAGACCGCGTCCTTGGCTGCCAGCGGTTCCTCGCCATGGTGGAATCGCCGCTGTTTGAGGTGCGCACGCGGGATGCGGATTTCGTGATCGGGATCATCGAGAGCACTTTCCGGCACCGGCAGGGGCAGAAGCTGGACGCGACGCCATTGCGCGGGAAGCCGTTCCTGCTGGAACCGTGGGAGAAGCTGTGCGTGTATGGCATGCTCATCTTCTTCTTCCCCGGCACGAACGAGCGGGTGGTCAAAGAGGCGTTTATCTTCATCCCGCGCAAGAACGGCAAGACGATCTTTGTGTCGGCGCTGTCGTGGGCGCTGGGGCTGCTGGAGCGCATGAGCGGCTCGAAGGTGTACGTGGTGGGCGCTGCGCTCAAGCAGGCCATGGAGACGTTTGACAACTGGGCGTACAACATCGAGCAGGTGATGTATGCAAGCCGCAAGGATGCGCAGCTGGACGGCTGGCGGGTGCTGGACAACAACATGGAGCACTCCGTGAGCAACGAGGATATCGGCGGAGGCTCCCTCCATCTGGTGGCGTTGGCCAGCAACCCGGACGCGCAGGATTCGTTCAACTGCAACATTGTGGTGGCGGACGAAATGCACGCCTACAAGTCGCCCAAGCAGTACAACATCCTCAAAGAGGCTACCAAGGCGTACACCAATAAGCTAACGATCGGCATCACGACGGCGGGCGACGACGGTACGTCCTTCTGCGCGCAAAAGCTGGCCTACTGCCGCAAGGTGCTGAACGGCTCGATTACCGACTGGTCTTACTTTATCTTCATCTGCGCGGCGGATCAAGATGAGAAGGGCAACGTGGATTATGTAAGTCCGGTGCAACACCAGAAGGCAAACCCCAACTACGGCGTGACCATCCGGCCCGCGGACATCATGAACGATGCCAATCAGGCAGCCAACGACCCGCAGCTGCGCAAAGACTTCTTGGCCAAGAGCCTGAACATCTTCACGGCCTCGCTGAAGGCGTATTTCAACATCGCGGAGTTTCGGGCAAGCAACCGCAAGGCGGGTGAGGCGCTGGGCATCGACCCGGCGTGGCCGCTTGCCAAGAAGCTCAAGCATCTGGCGGGCTTGAAAATCCGCTGGTATGGCGGCGCAGACCTTGCCAAGCTGCACGACCTCACGGCGGGCGCGCTGCACGGGCAGTATGGGGACATCGACATCGTGATCACGCATGCCTGGATTCCGCTGCTGGCGGCGACGGTCAAGGCGGAGGAGGACAACATCCCCCTGTTCGGCTGGAAAGAGGACGGGTGGCTGGACATGAGCAACGCGCCCACCACCAACCACGCCGAAATCATCAACTGGTTTATCGCCATGAAGAAGCTGGGCTTCCGCATCGTGCAGGTCGGCCACGACCGCAAATTCTGCCGGGAATACTTCATGGGTATGAAGAAGGCTGGTTTCAAGATCATTGATCAACCGCAGTACTTCTACAAAAAGTCGGAGGGCTTCCGGCACATCGAAAACAAGGCCAAGAGCGGCCAGCTGTATTACCTTGGCTCCGAGGCGTATGAGTACTGCGTGCAGAACGTATCCGCCATCGAAAAGACCGACGATATGATCCAGTATGAAAAGGTGGAGGACGCGCGCCGCATCGACCTGTTCGACGCGGACGTGTTCGCGGTGGTGCGCATGAAGGAAGACATGGAAAAGGCCGACAGTGCGAAGGGGTGGGATTACCTTGCATAAAAAACATCGCGATACACGCGGCAGGAGCCGCGACGCGCCCGCCGCGCAGGCGCGCGAAACGACCATCGGTGGCAGCTCTCTCCTGTGCAGCAACGCTGCATGGGATTTTTTCTGCTCCGAGGAGGGCTACAGGCCGCTCACGCAGTGCGCGGAGGTGCAGATGTGTGCGGCGGTCTATGCCGACCTCATCGGCTCCATGACGCTCCACCTGATGCAGAATACCGCCAATGGCGATGTGCGCGTGCGCAACGCGCTGGCGCGGAAGCTGGACGTGGAACCCAGCCGGCACATGACCCGGCAGGCGCTGGTGTCCCTGATCGTGTGGACGCTGCTGCTGGACGGGGCGGGCAATCAGGTGACGTATCCGCGCTTCACGCCGGACGGGCTGCTGGAGGGGCTGGTGCCGCTGAAACCGAGCAGGCTCTCCTTCGCGCCCAGCGGCGAGGATTACGTGATCCGCTACGGCGAGAAGACGTTCCAGCCGGATGAGGTGCTCCACTTCGTGCTGCGCCCGGACCCGGAGGAACCATGGCACGGTACCGGGTACAACGTGTCGCTGCGCGACGTGGTAAAGAGCATCCGGCAGGCGAACCAGACCAAGCGCGCGCTGCTGGAATCGCCCACGCCATCCCTGATCGTGAAGGTGGACGGCCTGTCGGATGAGTACAAAAGCGCGGAAGGCCGCAGGCGGATCGCCAACCAGTATCTGGACGAAACCGACCACGGCAGGCCGTGGTTCATCCCCTCGGAGGCGTTCACGATCGAGCAGGTCAAGCCGCTGACGCTCAACGACCTTGCCATCAAATCCAACTTGGAGCTGGACAAGCGCTCGGTGGCGGCCATCTTCGGCGTGCCGCCGTTTCTGGTGGGCGTGGGCGATTTCAAGAAGGATGAATTCAACGCGTTCATCAAAACGCGGGTGATGCCGCGCGCCAAGCTCATTGAGCAGGAGTTGACCCGAAAGCTGCTGATCGCGCCCGACCTGTACTGGCGGTTCAACCCGCGCAGCCTGTACGCCTACGACCTTTCCGAGATCGTGGAGGCGGGCAGCGCCATGGTCGATCGCATGGCCATGCGCCGCAACGAGTGGCGCGACTGGATCGGTATGTCGCCGGACGATGAGATGAACGAGCTGCTGGCGCTGGAGAACTACCTGCCCGCGGATCAGCTGGGCAATCAGAAGAAGCTGGTAGGTGCCGGACAGAAGGCGAAGCCAAAGCCCGAACCCGACCCGGCAGAAGGAGGAGCCAATGCCGAATGAACCGGCGTTCCGGCGCGCACGGTGCGCGCCCGCGGAGTTCCGCGCGGTGGAGCAGGGTGCGGACAGGTACATCGAGGGCTACTTCGCGGTGTTCGGCGGCACGTACACGCTGTGGCCGGGCGCGACGGAAAGCGTGGACCCGCACGCCTTTGACGGCACGCTGAGCGACGATATCCGCGCGCTTGTCGACCACGAGACCCGGCTGGTGCTGGGCCGCACCAAGGCGGGCACGCTGACCCTGCGCGTGGACGACCACGGCCTGTGGGCGAGCATCCGCATCAACGCGGAGGACAGCGACGCCATGAACCTCTACGCCCGTGTGCAGCGCGGCGATGTGACCCAGTGCTCGTTCGGCTTTGACATCCTCGACGAAAAGACCGAATACCGCGAGGACGGCACCGTCCATTGGACGCTGCTGAAGGTCAAGCTCTACGAGGTGAGCTGCGTCACCTTCCCCGCGTATGAGGACACGACCATCACCGCCCGCAAGAACGACTTTGCGGGCATCAAAAGCCGCGCGCTGGCCGAATGGAAGGCGCGCATGAAAGGCAGGTTACAAAAAACATGAAACTGAGGCAACTGATCATCGGTAACAAAATTGCCGCGCTGCGCGTCCAGCTGACCACGCTGCGCACGGCGGAGGATGCCTTTGCCACGCGTGCGGCGGCGCTGGATACGCGCGAGGCGGAGCTGACCGCCGCGCTGGGCGAGGTGACCCCGGACACGGCGGAGGAAGACCGCCAGACGGTAGAGGACGCCGTGACCACGCTGGAAACTGAGCGCGCCGCGCTGGACGCGGAGCAGGCGACCCATGCCCAGCAGGTGGCCTCCATCGAGGAGCAGATCAGGACGCTCCAGCAGGAGCTGGACGATCTCAACGCCCGCGCTTCGACCCCCGCTGTGCCAACGGCCCAGGCACCGACCATCGAAAGAGAGGATGATTCCCCCATGAAAACCCGTAACCGGTTCTTCGGCATGACCATTCAGGAGCGCGACGCGTTCCTCGCCCGGCAGGAGGTGCGCGACTTCCTGCAGCGCGTGCGCGATTTCGGCGGCCAGAAGCGCGCCGTATCCGGCGCGGAGCTGAACATCCCGGATACCGTGCTGCCCATCATCCGCGAGAACATCGACCAGTACTCCAAGCTGATCGGCAAGGTGGCGTTCAAGGCGATCAAGGGCACCGCCCGCCAGAATGTCGCGGGTCGCGTGCCCGAGGCCGTGTGGACGGAAATGAAGGGCAAGATCAACGAGCTTGGCATTTCCTTCTCGCAGGTGGCGGTGGACGGCTACAAGGTGGCCGGATATATCCCCATCAGCAACAGCGTGCTGGAAGACAGCGACATCGCGCTGGCCACCGAGATTCTGACCGCCATCGGTCAGGCGATCGGCTACGCGCTGGACAAGGCCATGGTGTACGGCACCGGCATCAAAATGCCGCTGGGCATCGTGACCCGCCTCGCGCAGACCGCCAAGCCCGCCGACTACGCCGACAACGCCCGCGCCTGGGAAGACCTGCACACCAAGAATGTGCTGGCCGTGCGTGGCGGTACGTCCGGCAGCTACACGGAATTGACCGGCATCGACCTGTTCAAGGGCATTGCCAAGGCTGCCAAGGCTGCCAAGGGCAAGTACAGCCGCGGCATGAAGGTGTGGCTCATGAGCGAGAGCACCCACCAGACCATCAACATCGAGGCCATGAGCATCAACGCGGCAGGCGCGATCGTGTCCGGCATCAACGGCTCCATGCCCGTGATCGGCGGTGAGATCATCGAGCTGGACTTCATCCCGGACGGCGAGATCGTGTTCGGCTACGCGGATGAGTACCTGCTGGTGGAGCGCAAGGGCATTGCGCTGGCGATGAGCGAGCATGTGATGTTCCTGGAGGACATGACGCTCTACAAGGGCACCGCGCGTTACGACGGCCTGCCGGTGATCGCGGAGGGCTTTGTGGCAATCGCCATCGACGCGGGCACGCCCACCACCAGCGTGACCTTTGCGACCGACGCGGCCAACGCGTAAGGCCGGGCGGAGGTGATGCGAAATGACGAATAAGAAAAACAGCGAAACGGGCGAGGCCATGGAGCAATCCGTGGCCTCGCCCGCACCGGTGGAGGTGCCCGCCCCGCGCACGCTGATCTTCGGCACGCAGGGCGAGGATGTGAAAGCCCTGCAGCGCCACCTGATCGAGCGCGGCGAGAAGATTGAGGCGACCGGCGTGTTCGGTTATGAGACGTTCCACGCCATGTGCCGGTGGCAACGCGAGAACCGTATGCCGGAGACGGGCTACCTCACGCCCGGCGACCTCGCGCAGCTGCCCAAGGGCTGACAGCACGGCATGACCCAAGCGGAAAGGAGGCCTGTGCATGGCATTTGACGCCACACAAGTGTTGCCGCACGTAAAGGCGCGGCTCAACCGGCTGGCAGGCGACACCACGCTGGACAACTACCTGACCAGCCGCATTCAGGCAGCGGAGGCGGAGCTGAAACGCACCGGCATCGTGCTGGACGATTCACAGGCCGATGATCTGATGCTGTGCGCCGACTATGTCGTGTGGCAGTACCAGAACCGCGATACGGGCGGAGCCATGCCCGACTGGCTCCGCCTGCGCAGGCGGGAGCGCTGGCTTGCACAGCAGACGGACGGTGGTGGCGCATGATTCTGGACAGCGGCATCTGCAGCGTGTTTCGCAGGGGCGAGCGCGCGTTCGCGCGGCTGACCCAGTCGTGGTATGGGGAGCTTTCCTTTGAGACGCAACCGTCCAAAGAGAACCTGAACGACGGCGTGCAGACCGGCGCGCGCATCCGCATCCACGAGGCGCGGAACATTAGCCATGGCGATGTGATTGTGCTGCGTGACGTATCTACGCTGGCGACCTTTGACCCCTGCTATGAGGTGGTGCGCGCCTACCACGGGCAGGATGATGACAACGGCCTGCCCATCACCGACCTGACGCTGACCGCGTCGCTGATGACCGAAGCCTTGAAGCTGGTGCCGGGCACGGAAGCGACAGACGGCATGGGTGCGAAAAACATCCGCCCCGGCACGCTGAACCGGCGCACGGTCGCGGCGGAGGTGCTCTCGGTAACCCGCGCAGAGCAGTATGCGGCCATGGCCTACACGGGCAAGCCGCAGCTGCAGGCGCTGATCTACGCCGACGAATACGGCGGCGAGCCCTACGCGCAGGTGGACGGCGTGATGTACGCCATCGTGCGCACAGAGAAAAACGGCATCAAGACGGTGCTGGGTTGCGAGGAGGTGGATGCGTGGGACACGGCATGATCGACATGCAGGTCGAGGGCATGGCAGAGGTGCAGACGTTTTTTGACCGCCCGCGCTCCATGGCCGAGCGGGCCGAAATCGCCGCGGCGCTGGAAGCGGGCGGCGGGCTGGTGGCGGACGCGGCAAAGCGCCGCATTCATTCGGTCAGCGGCGATCTCGCAGGCAGCCTCACGGTCAGCACCTCCGTGGGCAAGCACCGCAGCGTGGCCACGGTGCATCACGCCAAAGGCGGCGCGCACGACCATCTGGTGGAGCATGGCCACGCGCCCAGCGGTTGGAACAAGGGAACGGAGCAGGTGCTGCCCCACCCGTACCTGTACCCGGCGTATGAGGAGCAGAAGCAGTCGGCCTATGCTCTGATGCGCGACGCAGTCAGGGAGGCGGTGAAGCGGCGATGAGCACCTACACCGACCTCAAGACCGCCGTGGAAGGGCTGGGCATCCCCGCGAGCGCGCTAGCCATGCCGGACGCGGTGCCCACCTATGCGGTGATCCGGATGCTTGTGCATCAGGCGGAGCAGAGCGCCGACGACCAGCCGACCGTGTACGGCGCGTACATGCAGGTGGACCTGTTCACCACCGCCGACGCGGACACGAAGGCGCGCGCCATTATGAACGCGGCCATGGCGGCGGGCTTTGCCTACCGCGGGCGAAGCGATGATTTTCTCAACGACAGACAGCATGTGGAAATCAGACTGATGAAACTGGAGGGATAACCCATGAGCGAACCGATTCTTCTGGATAAGATGCTGCCGGTGGTCGGCATGCGCGATCTGGTATACGCTGTGGTAACGGCGGACACGACTGCGGGCACGGTGTACGGTGAGGTCAAGCAGATGCAGGGTGTGATGGGCTTGGGCTTTGTGCCCAGCAGCAACCAGCAGCAGAGCTACGGCGACGACGGCACCTTCTGCATCGTGAGCGCCAACGGCGACGCGGAAGGCGAGGTGGAGGTGAACACCATCCCGCCTGAGATGGAAGTGGACTGGTTTGGCCGGAAACTGGACGCCAACGGCGCGGTGGTGATGAGCAGCGACGATCAGGTCAAGGACATTGCGATCGGTTTCCGTGCCCGCAAGTCGGACGGCGCGGACAAGCTGGTGTGGCTGTACAAGTGTACGCCTTCTTCGCCGGAGAGCGCCTACAAGACCAAGGAAGGCAGCAACGTGACCATCCAGACCCGCAAGATCAAGTTCAAGGCCACGCAGCGCGTGAGCGACCGGAACATGAAGATTGCCATCGACAGCAACACGACCGGCCTTGCGACCTCGGTGGTGACCAACTGGACCAAGGCCGTGTATGCGCCCGCCGCGACCAAGACCGTTGCGTAAGGAATAACCCAGGACATCAAGGGCACGCCGTTTCCGGCGTGCCCTTTCCTGCAAAGTAAGAACCGCAAGCGCTTGCGGAAGTGAAAGGGTGACAGATCATGATGAAGATCAAACTGCAAATCGACGGCAGGGCGTGCGAGTTCTACGCGAGCGTGACCGCGCGCAAGGGGCGGGACGCCTATTTTCTCAAGCAGAAGCTGATTCAAACGCTCAGGGAGAACAAGAGCGAAAGCGGCGAAAGCCTGTACACCGAGGAAATCACCGACGACCTGACCGGCTTTGTGGTGGAGGCGTTCGACCGCCAGTTTACCGCGCAGCAGCTGCTGGACGGCTACGAGGGCTGGTTCTTCGATATGGTGAGCATCGTGGACGCCATCATGAACGATGTGGCGGAGGCGCTGGCGGAGGGCTTCCCAAAAAACCCGACGCCCCAGCCGGAGGCGAAGCGGTAGCCGACTGGGGCGATGATCTCTACGCGCAGCTGTACCAGACGCTGATGGCGAAGGGCTGGACGATGCCCGCCATTGACGAAATGGACATCTGCTATTTCCTGCGCTGCTGGCGCGGCGGCATGGGCGGCGGGAGCAGCACGAAGCCGGATGTGCCGCTAGCAGTGGATGAGAACGGCACCAAGGGGCTGTACATTGATCAGTTCAATCTCTTTTAAGCGAGGTGAGTGACATGGCGGCAGAAGATGTGGTAGGCAGCCTTGCGGTCAAGCTGGCGCTTTCATCCGGCAGCTTTGACGCGGGCATCAAGCGCGTGGGCACGGAACTGAAGGCCATTGACAGCGGCTTCAAGGCCAGCGCGGCGGAGGCTGCCGCCACCGGCCAGAAATTCGACACGCTGGGGCAGAAGCAGGAAATGCTGGCGCAGAAGCTGACAGTGCAGCAGAGTGCCACCGTCGCCTACCGTGGGCAGCTGGAGCAGCTGCGCCAGCGCATGACCTCGCTGGGCGTTTCGCAGACCGACCTGAAGGGCAAGGTGACCGCTGCCAAAGGCGCGTATGACCAGGCGAAGCAATCCCTGAAGGAACACCAGAAGGCGGGCGATCTGACCGGCGAAGAGATGGAAAAGCTGGCGGGCCGCGTGGAGGAACTGCGCAAGGAATACAAGGCGCTCACCGATCAGGAAAAACAGGTGCAGGCCAATATCGCACGCACGCAGGGCACGATTTCGCAGACCGAGGCCAGCTACAACGCCATGCGCCAGCAGACCGCACAGACCCGGCAGGAGCTGGCGCGCACGGAAACGGAGATCAAAAAACAGGCTTCCGCGTGGGGCAAGCTGCAGGCCGCTGCGGCCAAGGCCGAGCCCGCGTTCACAAAGGCCGGACAATCGCTCAATTCCTTCGGCAACAAGGCCAGCCTGCTGATCACCGCGCCGGTCGCGGCGGGCATGGTCAAAGCCACCAAGGCGGCCATGGATTATGAGGACCAGCTGGCAAAGCTGGGCACCATGCCGGGCGTGACTGCCGACGCCCTGAACGAACTGAGCGACGGCCTGTTCTCGGTGAGCGACGCGACGAACACGGCGCTTGCCTCACTCACGAGCGCGGAGTATCAGGCGCTTTCTTCCGGCGTGGCGGTGAATCAGGCGACGGGCTATATGGAGGTCAGCGCCAAGGCGGCGAAGGCGGGCTTTGCTGACCTGACGGTGGCGGTGGACGGCAGCACGTCCGTGCTGAATGCGTGGAAGCTGGACGCTTCCGCCGCGACGGACGTTTACAACCAGATGATCGTGGCGCAGAACTTCGGCAAAACGACGCTGGGCGAGATTGCGGGCAGCATCGGGCAGGTGGCGGCCACGGCGGCAGG